GCCACACCCCGGCGACGCTGTGCCGGCGGATGGTCGGGTCGGTGACCGGGTGGGACACCTTCTCGGCGTAGTCGGATCCGTGCGTCTCGGTCAGCGCCTCCTGCAGCACGCTGTCGGCGCGTTGGGCGGCCAGACCGGCGGTGAAGCGGTTGACCGGGGCGGCGTTGACCGAGGACAACGCGTGCCCGGTGAGCACGCGCAGCGGAAACTCCGTGATGGCCCAGCCCGCCAACCAGCCGGCCAGCGACGGCGCCCCGCGCAGCAGCACCGAGGCGGCCTGGAAAGTCCCTACTGGATTGGCGATCAGGCCCAGCGCCGTCTGCATCGGCCCCGGGCGGGCGGCAGGCCCGACCGCATCCGTCACCAGCGTCATCGCAACACACCCTCGCATTCCGGCTCGGGCATCGTCGCCCACCGCTGTGCCGTGAGTCACACAGTAGCCAAACCTGCTGCCATTCAAACGCATTTGCCGCTTCGCGTGGCGCGCACTGTGGGCCGGGGCCGGGGTTGGCTAAACTACCTGCACATTGCCTCCGTAGCTCAGTTGGATAGAGCAAGAGCCTTCTAATCTCTAGGTCGCAGGTTCGATTCCTGCCGGGGGCACTCTCTGAAGTGCATAAACGCAGGTCCGTGCAGTTTTTGTGCGATATCGGTGCGACCCAACAGAGAGGGTCAACACCATGCCTTACCCAGTCGACTCGGACATTCGCCCCTGCTGCCAGGGCCTCGGGCGTCACGGCCGTTATTGCCCCGTCGCGCCCCGCGACATCGACGGGACCGCCGCCGAGGTCAAGGTCGTCGTACCCGGCAACTGGATCGAGGTTGACGGGAAGCGCTACACGGGTGCCGAGGCATTGCGCCTCGCACTCGCCATCGAGGACGCCATCAAGGCGATGGCCTCGCGGGGCCTGCCCCAGACCGGGGCACGGAGCGATGCGGTGGTGTTCAGCCATGCATAACTGGCAGAAGATCGGTAAGGACGCATATCAGCTCGCCAGCACGCGGGGCTTCTATCACGTGATGCACGTGGGCGGTGGCGTGTGGTCGGTGACGTTGAACGGGCGCGTGATCGGCTCGGCCGGATCGGCCAACGAGGGCAAGGCGTTGGTGTCATGACCGAGGTCGAGAAGCATCTGCGCGATGCCCTTGCGGCTGCCTATCTGGCCAGCGAACAGCTGACCGGGGCACGCCGCACGCGGACTGTCCAGCTCATGGACCAGATCGAGAACTGCCTCGCCTGGGCGCAGCGGATCGGGTTCTACATCGAGGCCGACCAGAAGGCGGTGACCCGATGAAACTCAGTCACAAGTGGGCCGCATTCGGCGGCGTCATGCTGCTGCTGGCGATGCTCGTCGCCGAACGCGACGGGGCGAACCCGCTGCCCGTGCTGCTGCTGGTCGGCCTGTACCTGCTGCCCACCATCGTGGCGCTGTCACGCCGGGATCGGAACATCGGCCCGATTGTCGTCGTCAACTTGTTGTTGGGCTGGACCTTGATCGGTTGGGCGGTGGCGCTGGCGATGGCCGTACGTGGCCTATCCGACACCAAGCGGCATGACAGGGGCGTGCTGTGAAGGCGGTCGTGCTAGTGGTGCTCGTAGCGGTGGCGCTGCTAGCGGTGGCCCTCCTCGGCGTCGAGACGCTGGCCCGTCCGGTGGGCGGGTGGCTGCTCATGGCGGATGAATCGACGTTGTTCGCGCCCGTGGCGATGAAGGGGGTTCTATGGTGAGCGGCATGGGGGACGAACCGGGCTGGAGGGACCTAATTGGCCGCGCCCCCGACGAGTTGCGCGAAATGGCGTGGCAGCGCGCCATCGACCTGCGCCTGAAGCCCGCCAATGGGGATCGAAACGTTATCAACATGCTGAGGCATGAATACTCAGACTACGACGCGTGGAATAAGTCGCCCCTCCACAGCAACGACTATCACAAAGTCCTCGACGCCATCGCCCGCGACTTCCCATGGCTTGCCTCGGCCTGCGCTGCGGCGCAAGCCACGCGGGAGCAGCGCCTGCCACCGTGGGTGCAAGCGAGGCGCTGGGCGCATAGCGACGCCATCGACAAGCAGCGCCGAGGCCGGGAGGTGGCGAAGGGCCTCGCGGTAGGCGACAGGGTGATTGTGAAGTGGCGTGGCCAGCGCGAAGCGGAGATTGTCGAAGTTCGCCGCAGTCGGGTAAAGGCGCGGTTCACGCTCAAGGGTCAGGTGCGCGTGATCGACAGGCCCGCAGATGAAGTAATGCCCCTAACCGCGAGCGGGAAAGGTGTGAACGGGCATGACCGATGATGAAGAGTGGAAAGCGATTGCCGAGCAAAAGGTCACCAGTCTTGAGGGCCGCGTGGAACAGCTAGAGCGGCAGGTGCGCGACATGAAGTTGGTTGTGGACCTGCTGCACTCTCGGCAACGTTAACCCCCGCAACGACGAAAACCCCCTACGCCCAAACCGATTACGGTCAGGCGTAGGGGGTTCTCTTGTGCCCGTAGGCGGACGATAATCAGCGCCGAGGGTTGCCTACGCGGCCACCCATGCTAGGCGCTTGTACGGCCGGATCATGCGGGCCACGTCGGCGTCCACATCGGATCCACCACCCGCCGCCCAGCCCTGGGACACGTCATCGACACTGAAGCTGGTCAACGGACCGGCAACGTTCTGCCGGCGGTCGTAGAACCTCGCCGCCTGAATGAGTGTGGCCTGCTTGATCGCGTTGGGAATGTTTGCCCAACCCCATCGGGCCGCGATCTTGACCTCGCCCCGAACCGTCACACCGCGGGGGAACTCGATGCGCCGCCACGGCTTGCCCTCGGCGGCGGCGTTACGCGGCCACAAGGTGAATTCGGTTAGCTCGGTGCCGTTCTCGTCGGTGACCGTCAAGCTCGTATCGGTCATCAGGTCGTCAATGTCTACCGCCCAGTGCTCGCGGTCGTGGTACGTCCGGTAGTAACGGAACTCGCTTGAGGATGTTTGCCCGAACTGCCGGCCACAGCAGGCGTCGATAGCGCGGGATGCTGCCTCGGTTGCGGCGGCGTGGTGGGCGTCAGATTCAACGCCCAGCCACGCGGCCAACTCGGCAGCCGAGGCGTAACTGGGCTGCCAGGACATACTAGGAAACGTCCTCGGTGGCGAGCACGACGTACGCCTTACGGTTCTGAATATTGCCGTCAGCGCGCTCCCAGGCCACGAACTCGACCTCGCCGTTGTTGGCGCGGGTGTACGGGTTGACGACCACGGTCAGGTCCGCCACGCGGCGGATAACGTAAGCCTCGGTCAGGTCACCGAGTACCGCGAAGTTGGTGGAGTCACCGGTAGGCGCGGGGAAACTGTTGTCCAGCACCACGGGGTAACCGAGCAGGGTCTTCTGCGGCGCGCCACCGATACCGGAGACGGCGTTGTCAATGACCAGCGGGCGGCCTGCGTTGTCCACCAGCTTGCGGACAGCGGTCCACGTCGCCTTGGAGAACACCCACTTGGCGTTCTGCTCATACGCGGGGTCGAGCTTGGCCTCTAGGTCGAGCAGATCCGCGTACGTGATTACGGTGGTCCCGGCCAGTTCGTGATCGTGGGTGAGGCCGGCGTGGCAGATCCCGTACGGCGCGGTGGTGCCAACGCCAACAGCCCAGTCGGTGGCCTGCTTGCGCGCGATGCGCTCGCCCAGCTTCTTGGCCACGAACGCCTCGACATCGAACGCGGCATCCTGCAACAGCTCCACGGGCACCCGCAGCGGGGTGGTGGTGCCAGCGCCGCTAGAGGTGTACTTGAACGCGCCGAGCTTGACCTCGCCGAACGTCAGGTCCGCACCGTTGGCGAACGCCGCCGATTCCGCGGTGATCGCGCCAACGTTGCCGGTGTCGTCGCTGGATGGGAACACCAGTTCATTACCGGTGTCGGTGGTGATGGTATCGACCTCGGCGGCAAGCCCGCCGAACGCCTTCTGAACTTCAACCAGCTTGTCGCGGAAGCCCTTCGGGATCAGATACCCGCCAGCGGCGCCGCTGCTGGACTGGGCACGCAGCTCGGCGATGTCGGCGTTGGGCTGCCCGGTGCGCAGGTAAGCGGTGAACGCGGCCCGCAGTTCGTCGCTGTCGTCCTTGGCGGCACCGACATGCACGGCAGCCTGAATGCTGGCGTTGGGCGCCTGGTAGGCAGCGGTGCGGCTGCGCAGCTCTTGCGTCTTCTGGGCGGCCTTCAGCTGGCCCTCCAAGGTCTCGTATTCGGTGACTTCTTCGTCGGTCAGCGAACGGGTTTCGCCGGCGTCGCTGATGGCGGCCAACTGAGCCAGGATTTCCTCGATGGTCATGCAATACCCTTCGGTAGGTGTTGGGCACGTGCCCGGATTAATCTCGTCCGACCGTCAGCTGATGCGGTCGGCTTACTGCGCAAGGCAACAGACGTGCCCTGATACGCCGGATAGGTCACCACGGACACATCCAGCAGGTTTGCCACAGAGACGTGGGTGCGAAGATCCATGCCCTCATGGACAGACCACTCTTGTTCCCCGGCAATGAAACCGAACGAACACCCGGTGATCAGTTCGGCCTCGACCATGGCGCGGACATCGTTGCCCACGGTGGTGTCGGGGATGTCCAACTCGAACAGCAGACCGTGGCTATCGGTGGACAGTCGCAGCGTGTTAGGCGTGCGTG